CGTTGGAAATTTGCAGCATGCATTTTGGTTTTCCATTCGTTAAATTTTAATACTACACCTAGCTCCATTGAGAGTTTTACGCCTTCGCGAAATCCTACTCTAAATGCCTGATACTCACTTGCGTTAGTGTACACGTTTGACCAGCACCCAGATAATTCCTTATATCTGTTGAAATCCCAGCAGAAGTCTACAGCATCACGTTCCTCATCGGCTAACTCATGGCTACGCATATTAGTAAGATGTTCAGTGCTCCACATCTTTAATCCACCATTGCCATACATTAGACCATTTGTGTACTGTCTGCCGCCCCAAGTGTAACTTACACGCCCGTCCATATTATGTGGCAGTGCTTGCTTGAAGAAAGCTGGGTTAACTTGATTGTCTGCATCAACAGTGATAACATATTCGCTGGTGGCAAATTCGCTTGCTGCTGCTTTGTGTGCTGCATCAAATCCAACTACTCCATGTACACGTGAAATTTTCTTGTGTGGGGTGATTGCTTTTAACATTTCCCAATGTCGGTCTGCATTTGGTTCGTCAAAACTAAGAAATACCACTGGTATATCATGCATTGTTTTTGGATTTGCTTTTGCAAAATTAGCAGCAGTTGACGGTTGAGGTTTACTCGACACTTTTTTAAACATTGACATTTTTAAATTCCTTAGTTAACCAATTCCAATCATTAATTTGATTTAATATTACCAAATCGTCACTATATTTTAAACCAAATGCTGCGCCAGCCTGGGCGCCAGCCAAAGCATACTGCCCATTGGGCGTATGCCATCCATTTGTACACCAAGTTAGCTTACGCTGACCGCACATTTCAATTTCTTCCCAATATGAGTATATGCTCGATTCAACTGCATATCGGTCAATGATTAAAATGGATTGAACACGACGGTGCGTAGCTTGTTTTTTTGGACTCCATTCTGTTTGACTTTTGCAAAAGTCAAACAGTGTCCGAAGTTCAGCAGCTTCATTTCGTTTGGCTCTTCTTATTCTGCTCTTAATCATTGAGTATGAAGCTAGTTTGGCACATTCGCGGAACGCACCAATCCAAGCACTTTTAGGTGTTGCATTAAATCGTGTCTGGCAGCTGACTTGTGGCATGCTCACTGTTGCTCTACCAATAGTAGTCGACAAATCAATATCCCAAGTCAAATCTAACAGAAATGGGCTCTTTGGAAAAAGTTTTACGCCGCCATACCCATATTCCAATGAATTAACAGGATTGATACTTTTCCATACTAGCACACATTCATTTTCAGGGACACCCCAATGTAAAGTGTCGTGTGATGGTTCCCATTGAAAATTGAATCCTTTGATAATCCACGCATCTGCATCAACAACATAAAAATTATCTGTGGTACTAAGCATTGCACATGCTTTGTGTACTTCATATAATCCTTTTACATTGTTAACTCGTTTTGCATTTGGGGCAAACTCAAGAAGGCGTTGCCAATTTGATTCGCAACCTTCTTCGCCCATTGAAATGAAAAATACATCTAACATTATTCGGCAATAAACTGTTCAACATCGCTTTCTTTGACCGTTGGGGCCAGGCGGTGTGGGTTAAAGTAACTTGCTTTAAAAAACTTGCTACTAATTTCATCTAATTCTGCAATGTCCAAACGAAGATCTTGTCGTAATAGTTTGCCCAACTTTACAGTTTCGGCCATTAGTTTAGTGTTACTCCAATTGTATTTGGACACTGTACATATTTCTTCATCACCAGCAAACATCGGAGCAACTGTTTCTGACCAATATTGATTATGCCACTCAAAGTCTGCTACCAGTTTGTAGTCCCAGTCTTTGCGCAAGTTTGTTAGATAGCAACCAAGTCGGGCGCCGTACATGGCCCATAATCCATTTTGTACATCTTGTCCAACACTCATCCATACCAATAATCTACGATGATTTTTAAAATTATTGCGGTCAGCAATCTGTCGCCAATCCATTGGCTGGCCATCTATTAATGCAAGTTTTACACCTTCGCGAAAGCCCGCACGATATGCTTGGTACGGAGTTGCATTGTTGTATACATCACTATAGATATTGTTCAATTGATGATAGTGAATATCCCAACAGAAGTCTACTGCTCCTGCTCCGCTCTCAACTGCTTCGTGGGTACGCATTTGTTCCACAACTTTCTTTGGCCAAAGTTTAACGCCGCCATTACCATAAACTAAGCCATTGATTACATTCTTGCCAGACCACGATAGCACATCACTACGATCAAACTTAGTTAAGTCTAATTCAAGTTCAAAGAAATCTGGACGTACTTTGTTATCTGCATCAATGGAAATAAATCGTTCAGTCTCAGATAGTTTTGCTGCGGCTTTATGGCAAGCATCGCTGCCATACACGCCATGACTGCGCTTGGCCCAAGGGCACTTTTCTAATAGGTCTGCATAGTTTTCATCTGCATTTGGTTCATCGTAGCTGATGAATACTACATCAAATTCTGTAATAGGGGTTTTCAAGAAATTACTCCAATATCTAAGTTGTTTGCTTTATATAACACACTTGGTGTGCTGTTGTATGCCCACAATGGCAATAGCTCAAACGGGTACGGCTGTCGTAACATTAATGCTGGCAACTCGGCCCAGCAAGAAAAATAATCTGGGTCTGCTTGTGACAATATTGCAACAGTTAAATTTCCATTGACCCGGTCTATTTCGCCACCTTTTTCGTAATGGCTTTGCGCCCAAAGGCCGCCTTCTTTCTGAAAGATAGTAATGTGCTTGCCACGGCCTGCTTTACTCATAACAGTCTTTTCATCAATGATATTTGAAAACTGTGAATATTGTCTAATTCGATGCAGTTGTAGTCCAGCAGCCACTGGTGGCATATTGATTCGTATAGTTTGCCCTTGGTACAAAATTTTCTGTACCAATGCATGGTCAGCAAATGCCCATAGACGCTTTTCCCAAAATCCACGTTCAATTATTTCTTGCAAGTCAATTTGATCAGCAGCATATAAATTGTGCGGGTCCTGGCTATCTGATATAAAGAATGGAATATGCGAGTCAATTGAATTTTTATCAAAGTTTTCTTTGACTTTAGTAGTCCATTGTCGCGAAGCTTCAAATCGAATAAATCCAGTGTCAGCAAACAATGTGGCACGTAAAGGAGAAGTAGTAGATTCTAATGTTTCGGCGGCGCTGAGCCAACCTTGGTATACTTGCTTTTTTCTATATTCTGATGGGCGGCGAGTATCTACTAGGTCTAAGCTACCTAGATTTTCATTTAGTTCAACTCGAAAATCATTTTGATTAGTTGTGCCAGCAAGAAGGCTTTTAACTCTTACATAGTTTACAACCAATGCGCCTGCTACGGTGTGCTGTCCCGGCTCAATAGATTTAATCTTGCCGTTGGCAACATCGTAAAAAACACTCCAAAATTCCTGGCGTTGTTTTTTACGTGTACGGACTTCAAACTGAATCTCACTCATTTTTCCAGTATTCCAAAGGTTTAATGCTCTCTGCAAGCCATACTGGGAGAAGCTGGGCATGATTCTCTAATTTGAAATTTCCATTAGATGGGTAAAATGCAATCCAGTCGTCCCAGTTGTGACTTGCATACATTACGTGTGCTAACTCAAGATCACGTATATTCATATCTACAATTTTAAACCAGTCTGGAGTTTTCCATTCGCCTGCTGCTGCAACTACTGCAAGTAAGTGTTCAATTGCTACTACTTCAGGTACATAGTTTGGCCAGTATAACTCGGGAGAAATTTCTTTAAAGATTTCAAAACTAAGTTTTGCAGATTCTGGATTACCAATGATCATAATGTAAGGCCAGACAGTGCTATAGTTCTTTTCAATCGCACTGCGAGAATTTATTTTGCCTGGCTGTATCTCAACTCCGCGATGATCCACTCCTGTGCCTGGCATGTAATTTACATTGTTAGCTGCTGCAATTTTTGCAATTTCAAATGGTGTGTGTCGTAAACAAGTCCCAGCAATACAAATAATATCACCAGCTTTATAATCAATAGTAGCCAAAGCTTCGATTTGTTTATAAGGATCAGCATCTACATTTAAAATACAAACAGGCATTGATGCATCAACAAATTTAATGTCAAATTTTGAGATCAATGCATGTTCTTCGCGACCTGCTGCTGTTAGGATATATACAGTCATGCCAGATTCTCCATGATCTTATTATAGTTTCGAAGTATACTTTTCTTGTTCATTAAATGAACATCTTCGCCTTTGATTTCAACTACCATGTTTTTCCATTCCTCGGGTAAGTTGCTTAACATAACCCAATGGTTTGGCCCAAGTACCTCGACGATATCATCACGCTGATCTTGATATCGCATGAAGTATGGGATCTGCCCAATGAAGCCACCATCTTGCCAGCCATCGCACATATGGGCCGCTATACTTGCAGAATAATCAGTACGGTACAGTGATCCTGGAAACTTGTACAAGAAGCGGTAGTATTCCCAGTTCTGCTTAACTGCCAACCAGGTGTTGAAAAAATGTTTTGCTTCTTCACTTTTACGCCAATAGACCACTGTACTCCACCACATGCGGATACCAGCATAGTGTAACCATCGTTCAGTGGTGTACGGTTCTTCATTGCGCAAGTTGCGAGCATCTCGATACATTGCAACATCGTGCTGGCCACCAAATAACATTGCCAAGTTTGCATTACCACATAGGTAATCAGTATCAATTAGAATAGTTTCTTCAAACGGACTTAGATTATAAATGTCGTGTTTGTTTGTGTTTGTAAATTGTGCATTGAAGCTATGATATGCGCCATCGTGATGTAAGCGCATGTTTTTTTCATACCCAGGGTCTGTAATAATAATATCATCCCAAGCTGCATCCATTATAGCTTGACCGTGAGTTACTTTGCAATGTTCAAGGCTTGCTTGATTAGTAACCAGCACCACTGGGTATTCTGGCATGTACTTTTTGACTGCGTATGCTGCAACAAGTGCCAGTTGAGTGTAGTCCAACTGCTCGTTATTGTAAGCGAACATCATGAAACCTTTGGTGCTCATGTTATAGACCTACAATTTTTGCAGTGCTTCTGGCTGATTTTAAACGATGTTGCTCTTGCTGTTTTAGCTTTAGTGCAGATTGATGGGTGTCAAATACAATTACAAGGAAGCTAGCAACGTCAATGATTTCAATGACATTACTGCTCTGATCTTCAACAAACACAGTTTCATTATTAGACCGCATTGCAAAGTCAATATAAGTTATTAGCTC